CCGATGACTCACGGAGGGATGCGTAGTTTAATGTTAATTCCTGGTCTGTTGATCTTGAATTTTATTGTTGCGATGGGCCTTTGGTGCTCCGTCGCATGTTCCGCCTTAGGGCTTTTGTTCCTTTGGTGGAATGGCTATTTGTCCTTCCGAATGCACCTAGGGAATTTTGGACGGGTGTTGTTTAGGCATTCGCATACTCGAGAGTGGTTTCGTAATCACCCGTTGAGTATGTTCAAGGATGTGGAGAACCACACACATGGGACTGCTGCCGCACAGAGGAGTTCAGCTTCCGCATTTATCGAGAGTTTTTGTTCTGTAGTTGGTTATAGACCATATTATTACCAACAATCCGCGAGCGATCAGCGCGCGGGCAGAGCTGGCTCTCGTGATGTGAGGTGGGTGAAAGACCTTTCAGCGGTTCCTGTTGCGCATGATCCCCTTCCCGGTGACATGTTGGCCATGGTTGATCTTGATGAGTATGTTGATATGCCGAATGTTCTTGTTTGGCGTGATGATCCTACCATACTATATACTTTTCAGCCAGAGTCAGTTGCCGCCGAGGAGAAGGATTTTTGTTACACTTTCGATGAGCGGGGCTTTGTTGATTATTATGTGTCCGGCGGTGGACATTACCGCCATGCTGTTTGGAACTATTCCACTGACAATTTGTATGTCGTGAAGCGCTTTTTGGGGATTCCAGTTGCTAGTGTTGCTTATCTTGTCGACCGCAGACCTTGCGGTAAACATCATGAGCTGGTTTACTTGGTCCCAATGGCGCGTTGCGGCATTTTTACTGCTTTCTGGCGTTCGCTGGAAGGCTGTGAGTTGCAACGTTGCAACCCTAATGTTGGTGGCGGTTTCTTACGCATGGAAGTGGTGAAAAACGGCGAGCACATTATGTCGACAGGGCAGGTGGGAAGGTATTTATCGGTGGACATACCAGTTGTGGTTGACAACGGTATAGCGAACGTGGCTGAGGCTTGTAAGCAGGATAAGATGTCTATAGCTACTGTTGAATCTCATTTTGGTGCGGCATGGTTGAAGGACCAGCCTACCAGACGTAAAGGTTCAGCAGCACTTTTGACGCTTTACCACCGCTCACAAAACAAGGCGAAACCGATGTATGTTTGTCCCATCACAGAGGCGGTGTCTTCCTATCAAGCAATGAAAGAAGGGTTCGATATTGACGCGAAACCGGCGATGCAAGCATTTATGTCCCCATTGATGTTGGGTGCATATGTGCCAGACGTTTCCGAGGCGAACGACAGATTTATGGTTGAGGAGCGGCTCCTAAAAGTGGAGTCGTTTCAACAGCCAAGCGATCTGGTCGCCAAGTGTATTCGTGAATTCGCCGAGTTGTTGATACCGGAAGCCCATCAGCTTGTGCCAGTGTCAGTTGAGGAGGTTTTTGAACGGCAAAACCGGCCGACACAGAGGGTTGGGTTACAACAGGCTGATGGAGCGGTGCATGGCAAAGACGTTATGAGTTATTTCGCGAAGAAGGAGGCGTACCAAGGACTGAAACCTCCTAGACCAATCGCGAACCCTGACTCGGTTTCTAAAAGAGATTATTCTTGTTTCATTTATGCGTTCTCTGACAACATAATCAGCAAGCAAAAGTGGTATGCCTTTGGGCTAACACCGCGGGAGATTGCTGATCGTGTTGCCATGTTATGCAGTGATGAATCAGTGTATAACGTCGCGTGTACGGATTTTTCAAAGTTTGATGGGCACGTTTCCCCGGCGTTACGGCAATTGGAGTGCGCATGTTTGGTGCGTGCTTTTGCAGTGGAGCATCATGAGGAAGCTTTGGAGTTGCACCGGCGACAATTTGGATTGCCAGGTGTGACCAACCATGGCGTCCGATTTGATGTTGGTACTGCCCGTAGGTCGGGGTCGCCTGAGACATCTGCTTTTAACACCTTAGCAAATGCTTTTATAAGCTATTTGGCTATGCGCATGACTCGGTACAATGGTGATTGGATGACTCCTGCACTTGCTTGGAGTAAGCTTGGAATTTATGGCGGTGACGATGGGCTGAGTGTCAATGTTACTGAAAAAGCCCTGCGTGATGCTGCCAAGAAAACTGGGCAAGAGATCACTGTTGATATTCTAGAGCGTGGCGTGTTTGGTGTTAAGTTTCTGGCGCGTGTGTATGGGCCTGGAGTGTGGAATAACGATTCCAACTCCTGTGTTGATCTGCCGAGAGCACTTTGCAAGTTCCACCTTGCCGTGCATTGTGCTGGTACGGCTGTTGACAAGTTGTGTGAGAAAGCCCATGCATATTTTCTCACGGATTCTGCTACACCTTTCCTTGGTCCGTTTGTGACTAGGGTCGAGGAGTTGAAACAGTTCCGTGAAACATTGGAGGTGTACCAGGTGAAAACGTGGTGGAGTAGGTACTCGTTAGAGGTGCAATATCCCAACCACCCAGCGGACTGGATGGATCATTATGCTCTGTGTGTTGTTCCAGAGTTTGATGAAATTGAGTTCGCCAGGTGGTTGAAAAGTTGCACTTGTTTGGAGGATCTGCTACGCCCGCCATGTTACTCTGAGCCTCAAGTAATTGAGCCGAAGTGTGACATGGTTGTCGCGGAACGTGTTGTTTTGCCAGTATATTGTGAGGTTGAACCCCAGTATATGGTAAACAAAGTTCCGGGCTAGTGCCTGGATGGTGGTTTTGACGCTTGACACGGCGGCAGCGCAGCCGCGACATTTCATTAAAACTTTGTGTCTATGCGTGATAAATGTCGGTGAATTTGTTTGTTTGTATGTTCATTTTTGTCTGATGTTACGTAAGAAGATGAAAGGTTTGGCTATTGCCAAACCAAAGAAGAAGCGTCCCGTTGTTGTTGAAAAAGTTCTTGCACCACGGAATGCACGTAAAGAGAAGGAGATCATTGTGGCTGAAGAACCTGCTCCTCAGGAGTCTTCAAGTTCTCATCCAGGACTGCTTAGCTCTATTCTTGGAGTTGGCGGTTCACTTTTGGGTAACTTGATCGCTCCGGGCGTTGGTGGTAAGATCGGTGGCTCGCTAGGTTCGGCGGCGGGCTCCCTCATCGGTCATATCACTGGCATGGGTGCTTATCATGTGGAACGCAATTCATTGATACCGGGAGCGTGGGAGGGTCCTTTGCCCACGTTCGGCGGTGATGGTTCTACTATTTTGAGAAAGAGGGAGTGTCTTGGGGATATCATTGGCTCGACTGCTTTCAATATCACGGCTTATCCCATTAATCCTGGCTTGTTTGGTACTTTTCCATTTTTGTCAGGGGTCGCTGCACAATACGACCAGTATGAAATGCTTGGTTGTGTGTTTGAATTTGTGTCCACCAGCGGCGACGCCTTGACGAGTACCAATACTGCGATGGGTACAGTCGTGTTGGCAACGAACTATGATGTTCTTGATGCACCTTTCTCAAATAAGATTCAGATGGAATCCTATGAATTTGCTAGCTCCGCTAAGCCTGGTGTTAATCAGATCCACCCAGTTGAGTGCTCGCCTGCTCAAAATCTTTTTAAGAATTTGACAGTTCGGTCTGCAGGCGTCCCAGCTGGTGGCGATCAGCATTTCTACGATCTTGGCATATTTTATATTGCCACCGTTGGAATGCAGGCCGCTGCCACAATTGGTGAGCTTTGGGTTGAATACCATGTCAAGCTTCTTAAGCCAAAACTCGCCACCCCGTTGAATGCGGGGTTGGTGGGTGCCCATTTAATTGAAGCGGCTCCCGGCACAGCGAGTGCCGCCAATATTTTGGGCACGGGTATTGCGTACAACGGCATTACCTATTATGGTGCTCCATACCAGTGGACGAATTTGTATAGTGGTGTTCAGCTCAATGGATCCACAACCACTAATACGTTCTTGCTTCCGTTCATTGGTACCTTCATGATTCAGGTTTACGTTGCAGGTTCCGTTGCTGCTGCTCCGTCCATGTCTTTTGGTTCCAACATCATCAACACGGGGAGTGCCACTCCGCCACGCTACCATTTTAAGGATGGTGCCTCTAGCTTTATTTCAGGGTTCACTGCCGCTGGTCAGGGCTTCGAAGTGCTTACAGTCGATGTCCTTGCTAGTGGCACTGGTTCAGCTAATTTGGTTACACTTAGTGGATGTACCAGCATGTCGAGTGGTACTTGTGATGTTTTCATCACGCCTTTCCCAGGTCCTCCAGTATAATCACTAAAAATTGAAATAATATAAACCAATAAAAA